ACGTGATGGTTTGGTGGTTTATCTCGATGAAGATTACTACCAATCCAAGTTGCACGCCTACGACGATAGAGATAATCCCGATTGGGAAGCCGGTTATGATGATGAGGAGTTCGTTGAAATACCAACTTTTGAGGAAGATCCGTATGGAGACGACCCTTATTTTGATGACCGTGGGAGGAAAACAACTCGTAATAAGGAGTTGGCTAAACTTTCTAAGAAGAAGCCAAAGCTTAATATGGAGAATGCCCCTCCCGGCGTCGTTGTTCGTTTGGGGTTGAATCCAAACATTTTCGAACAGATTGAGAGCAAGGCTGCGGTTTTTACCGGAGCCTATCCCCCAGTACAGAAAATTTCAGTCGAAATGATTGAAGCTTTTGGAGAGGAGATAGTCAAACGAGGATTTGTTCCCGATACATACGGTGAGCCAAAAATAACCAAGTCAGCTGAGGAGTTGTCCTTGGTGAAACATTTGGCTATGTTCGAAGATAGGGTGAATTCAATAGTTGACGCCCCTACGGAAAAGGAGGTCTTGCGTGTCGTGAGTTTGGCGGAGCAGATGCTTCGCCATAATAAATTCATGCCAGAGCCAGATTATAATACGCGGGATGGTATCCGGCGTATTATAGAGTCAACATTAGTTAAAGGCAGTAAGAGTGCTGGGCACCCGTATGGTGCTGATGGTATGCCTACCAACGGAGACGTTCTGCGAAATGTAGGAGTTGACGGTTTGATAGACATAGTAGTTAGGGAGTGGGACGCTCCTTTTGATCTCAAGGTCTTCCTTAAGGGTGAACCCCATAAGAAGAAGAAAATTGATGATTGTATGCTACGAATCATCACGGCATTTCCCTTGCACAAAATGGTTAAACATCAGACGATATTTGAGAAATTGACTTCGGTGTCTGTATCAAATTGGCGCAAGAGTCCAGTTGCTTTCTTTAGTCCCCAAGTTCCAGGGGACGTAGAAAGCATATGGGGGCGGATGAAAGGACGTGTTTTAGAAACAGATAAATCTAACTGGGACTTCAACATGTTCGAGTACGTCTTTGATATCCTCAAGCAGATTATCATCAAGCTTGCGGTGAAGCATCCCGATATGTCAGACGAAATGTTTGATATATATCTTAGTGATGTGTCGAAGGCGATCGATGAGGTGTGCTACGATTCCGTCTACAGATGTTCCAATGGTCACTGCTACCGTCTTAACGGTGGTGGTATCATGAAGAGCGGCTGGGTACTTACATATTTAGCTAACTCAATTTCACAGTTAATTTTGCATTTACTAGTTTCCATAAGAATGGGACTGACGGATGCAGAGATCCTCTCCGCAGATTATGAATTTATTTGTGGAGGGGATGATGTGTTGCAGACTGTTCCTGACGTTTTTGATGTGGAACGTTGTATATATGAGTATTCTAGGTTAGGTATTAAGATAACTGGGCATAAGCTCCACGAATCCGTGGGGGGTGCCGAGTTTTTCTCAACTTAGCTAAGCATAGGTGGCACTGATCGTGATCCATATTACCTGAAGTGCTATGATGGGATTGTCAGGTACATTCCTGTTAGATTCACAAAGCATATTTATAATTTAAGGACGACGCGCCCTGAAGATTTAGGTGCTGCTTTGGTATCCCATATGATGAACTACTGCTGGGACACGGCCAAATACAAGGTTTTTGAGCGTATGTTCCATTGGTTGATGGAGTGTCATCCAGATCTGGTTGATATTTCATTGCTCAAATCTAATTCTTATTGGAGATACAAGTCTAAAGGTTACGAAAGTTTCTTTTAGGCGAGTATCGTCCCACATTAGGTAGGTTAGGTAGGGCAAAACGAAGTAAATTTAAAATCCAAAACGGATTTTACCAGAAACTACTGCGGACCTTATTATTCCGACGGTAGAATTCAATCTAGTACTGCAAAAGGAACTAGATTACCAGTAGACGAGTTAGATTTAGCTTGTCTTAATCACGATACATCGTACGCTTTAAGTGACGGTGATCAACAGCTTCAGATTGAAGCTGATAATATCTTTTTCGATCAAGTTTTCGGGAAAGACATCACATCTTCTGCTTACGCGGTTGCTGTTAAATACGGTAACCAGTCAATCAGAAAGACGGCTTTTTGGGCATTAGGTGCTTACGGAGCCATAACGGGTTATAGCTTGCAATCATATTTGAATAGCAAGTATCCAAAAGCGACCAAAACTTCTGAGGAAATTTTAGCCGCTCCCAATACAACTTACCAGCCTCGATTTAGGAGTGATATCGACACAACTAATTCGGTGCAACCGCAGATTTCAAAGCAACAGGTTAATCCAGTTCGAGAAATCTCTGATACTAATTCTATACCAAGCTTTCCGTGGAATCCTTATTCCACTGACACTTTGAGAATTAAAAATAAACGGCGTAGAAAACCTACTTATTGTCCTAATTGTTAATATTTCAATATGGCTAAGAAGTCTAAGCGCTCTGGGAACAAGCCTAAGAAACCTGTTCCGAAAAAGAAATCGATGTCAAAACCGCAAAGGCAACCAAGGGCTGGACCTCCAGTCGCCAGCGATTTTGGCCCCGTCTCAACCATCAACACGGCACCCGTCGCAATCGGGAATAGTTTGCGAGGGGCGGAGACTCAAGTGCTCCATACTCCTAATGGAGTTCGTGTTGTCGGTCGTGATTATGCATTCGCAGTTCTGGTCAATGGGACAGCTACTAACTTTACATTGGGAGGTGGTATGCCCCTTACTCCAGCTTGTTTGCCTACTACTATTTTACGTAATTTTACAAATATGTATAATAAATTCAAGATAAACAAGATTATATTCCATTTTATAACTGCGAGTCCTACTAGTCAAACTGGAGATATAATATTTTATTATCAAAAGAATACCAATTCACCTCAAGTGAATTGGACTAGTGGTACGTTCTTGCCTTATGTTTTGTCTGATTCCAATACAGTTATTGGTCCGCAATGGACTAATCATTCTATATTGGTTACTCCCAAAACGACTTGGTTGGATACTGATTATGGTATGTGTCAAGATTTGGAGATGCAATCAGCTGGGGACTTATTTATTTTTACGAAAAGTAGTTCAAGTTCTTCTACTGGTTATGTCATTCTTGACTATGATATTAGTTTTAATACTCTTTCCATGACTCCCCGTTTAGGTGTAATACCTACGGCTGATGCATTA